CTCGACGGCAGCCTCGTGCAGTCCGTCGAAGTCATCCCCACCGGCTCCGTCGCGCTCGACGTCGCGCTCGGCTGCGGCGGCCTGCCGCGCGGCCGCATCATCGAGATCTACGGCCCGGAGTCATCCGGCAAGACCACGCTCACCCTGCACGCGATCGCCGAGGCCCAGCGCGCCGGCGGCGTGTGCGCGTTCATCGACGCCGAGCACGCCCTCGACACCGAATACGCACGCCGCCTCGGCGTCGATCTCGAGGACCTGCTCGTCAGCCAACCGGACTGCGGCGAGCAAGCACTCGAGATCACCGACACGCTCGTGCGCACGGGCGCGATCGATCTGATCGTCGTCGATTCCGTCGCCGCGCTCACGCCGCGCGCCGAGATCGAGGGCGAGATGGGCGACTCGCACATGGGCTTGCAAGCGCGCTTGATGAGCCAGGCGCTGCGCAAGCTCACCGCCGTCATCTCGCGCACGAAGACGGTCGTGATCTTCATCAAAAATCCTGATCCACGACGCGTAACGTGGTTCCGCCGGCGTAAGCGTCAAGAGACGCTGCCTCTTCCTGTCGGAGAAGCCTGAGGTCGAGGTAGGCACGCCCGCCCTCGATCCGCACCCCGCCCTCGCGCACCAGCTTGCGCAGGAGCGCGCGCCGCTGTTCCGGCGTCGCCAGGGGCAGCGCCGAACGCAGGCGCTCCACGGTCAGCGTGGCTTCGCGCAGGCGCTCCTGCGCGCTCGAGATCGACCCGAGCGCCTGCATCGCCGTGCGCAGCTGGTCCTGGACCATCTTGCGCTCGCGCTCGAGGGCGGGCCGCTCGATCTCCCATGCGGCCTGCGACATGCGTCCGCGGCGCATCTCCGAGTAGCAGTACGCCTCGTGCTTATCCAGGCGCGTGAGGTGTGCGCGGTACCCCTCGGCGTCCTTCGCCCAGTCGCGGGCGTCGCCGGCGCGCCGGTGCTCGATGACCGACAGTGCGGCGACGAGCTCAGGCTGCTCGAGCTCGGCCGCGAGCGCCGCCCACACCCGATCGTCGAGCTCGCGGCAGTACGCGATCGGTTCCTTGCAGGTCTTCTGTTCTTTGCGCGCCTTGCACACGTACGCGGCCGGGTGCTCGCGCGCTTCGTGCGCGGCGTTGAAGTACTTCACGCCAGAGCGGATGACGATCGGCGATCCGCACGCGCACACGGCGATGCTCTGCAGCAGGTACACGTGCGTCGTGCGGTTGAGCCCGCGGCGCTGCGCCTTCATCAGCGCGCGCTGCGCGGCGAACCACAACTCGTCGGTCACGATCCGCGGCACGGCGATCGTCACGTCCCGCTTCTTGTCGACGCACCACTCGCCGCACGCGTAGCGCGTGTGCATGCAGCGGTAGACCGCCGCTTTCGTCCAGCCCTTCTTCGGGCCGCGCACGCCGCGGCGAGCCAGGTCATCGGCGATCCGCACGCAGGTCTCGCCGCCGGCGACGCGCGTGTAGATCTCGTTCACGATGGCGGCCGCCTCGTCGTCGACCGACCACTTGCCGGTCGCGCGCTCGTAGCGGAGGCCAAAGGGCGTCGGGCCCGCCGGCTTGCGGTTCTCGGCGATCGCGCGCAGCTTGCCGGCCTTGATCCGTTCGGCCCGGCGGACGTTTTCGATCGCGGCCGCCTGCGCTTCGAAGATCGCGATCATCGCGCCGTGCTGCGTGTTGAGGTCGAGCTCGCCACGCGAGGGCGAGTAGATGGAGATGCCGGCGCGCTGGAACGGTCCGAGGATTGCCGCCAGCTCGATCAGGTCCTCGGTGCGTGTAAGCCGGTCCATCGCCGTCGTGACGACGACGTCGATCTCCTTGCGCGCGGCAGCGCGGATCAGCTGCGCGAACCCGTCGCGCTTGGAGAGCTTGCCGGTCTTCGCCGAGCGGCCGTCGTCGACGTAGATGCCGACGAGTATCCAGCCCTGTTTCTCGACGTACGGCTTGAGCACGTGCAGCTGCGACTCGATCGTCTGCGCGTCGCGTTGCGCGGCGCTCGAGACACGCGCGTAGATCGCGGCTCGGATCTGTGAGGCCGGCTGGGTCATGACTTTCGACCTTCGTCCGGAGCGGGCTTGTTGTCGAGAATGTCCGCGAGGATCTCGGCGACCTCCTCGATTGCCTTCGTGTTGCGTTCTTCGTGCCACCGGATCACGACGGGACGGTCGTCGCCGGCGACGGGCTGTCTGTTCCCCGGCTTCATCGGGGGTCGTCCTTGCGATAGCGGAAAGCCTCGGCGCCGGCGCACGCCGAGTCGATCGCGCGCTCGTACTGTTCGTGAAGGTGACTGCGGTGCGTCCGGTCGTCGACGAACATCAGGAACTTCGCGACGCGCGAGACGAAGCGTTTGAACAGCACCTCATCGAAGTGGCCGTCGAGCGGACGACAGAACAGCGTCGAGGCCTTCGCGATACGCGCGTTGAAGATCGGGACCGTCACGCGCATCCGAATGCGCTCGAGCTCGCCGGGCCCGTTGTGATCTGTCAGGCCGGGAGGGTACTTCGCGAGCACGAGCTGCTTCGCGAGGAAGTAGTAGGCGCCGCGGCGGTTCCTGTACGCGCGGCCCTTGCCGCCCGCGACGGTCCACGCGAGCACGAGCTCGACGCGCGCGCCCGGAGCTACGTCGGTCACGGCCGGTCCTCGTAGTCGCTGTCGTAGAGGTCGTCGACCTCGCCGAAGTAGCCGTCGTCGTCGTCCTGGTCGTCGAGCTGCTCGTCCAGTCGCTCGCGGCGTTCGCGTTGCTCCTCGTTCGCGCACTCGGTGCAGAGCCCTCCGCTGAGCAGGAGGTCGGTCTCGAGCTCGCAATCGAGGCTGCGTCGGCAGTACTTGCACCTGTTCATCGGCTCTTGAGCTCCTGCTCGGCCGCTTCGATCGCGGCGTTGAGCTCGGCCGAGTGATCGCTGCGGCCGCCGGCGTCAGGGTGCGCGGTCGCGATCAGCTTGCGGTGGCGCGCCTTCGCGATCGCGAGGACCTCCGCCGCGTCCAGGTCCTCGGGCCACGACCCGCCGAGGATCGTGCGCCAGTCGACCATCGGCTGCTGCGGGATGACCTCGTCACCGGATCCAGACGGCAACGCGCGGAAGCCGGCGAAGGCCTGCTCGACGCTGACGGCGCCCCACCGATCCATGCCGCGCATCGCTTCGATCGAGAGCGCGACGGCGTAGATGTTGTCGGCGAGTCGGTTCCATCGATCGCACGGCATGCAGTGAGGCACCTGCACCCATTGCTTCTGACGCCACTGCTCGACGGACCAGTAGACCGCGACGGCGGCGTCGCCTCGAGGTGCGGCCGTGTCCTTCGAGATCGGCATGCCGTCCTCGCGCGTCGGCAGGTTCGACGACACGACGATGTTCTTCGCCTTGAGCAGCTTGAGCTGACGACGCAGCTCCTCGCTCGCATCGAAGATGGTGCGGTTGTGGCTCGTCCGCCAGCCGTGCTCGTTCCTCGACGTCGTCGCGAACTTGCTCGGCTGCGGATCCTTCGTGCGCGGAACGCCGGCGGGCCACTTCAGCGGATACGCCTCGGTCGGGATGACGATCACTTCTTCCTCCACTGCGATGCTTGCGGGCACCGGCTGAAGTGCGGCGCGTACCGCTGCGGTTCCGGCTCCGCGACCGTGCCGAGCGCGAGCTGCGCCGCCGGCGCGCCGACGTGCTTCGCGGCGCCGTTCTCGAGGATGAAGTGTCCGGCGTCGTCTTTCTCGAACGGCGCGTTGCGACCGGTCGTGAAGTGATACGCAAACACGATCGCCGCGCCGCACGACTTGCACGTCGTCGGGTTGCCAACGCCGCGGTGGAGCACGAGCTCGTCGTTGCCTCGCTGGCTCACGCGACACCTCGCGGCTGCTTGGGCTCGTCGCTCATCCGCTTCATCGAGCTCTCCACGAGCGCCATGAAGTCCGCCGGCGGAATTCCGGTGAGGATGAGCAAGCGCGCGACCGTGACCTGCAGCGCCGTCACGACGTTCGTCAGGGCGTTCCGATACGCCTCGTCGTCATCGCCGGCGGCGCCGAGCTCGGCGTGACACGTCGCCTGCAGCTTGCTCGTCAGGACGAACGTCCGGCGCTCTTCCTCTTTATCGCTTGCCACGTCGGACTCCTTTCGCGCGTACGCGCTCGGGCGGGCCGAGCTCGGCGCAGCAGCTGCAGAGGTCGGACTCCACCCACGAGCACGGCGACCCCGAGCGCTCGACGCATTGCGAACAGTCGTTGTCCGTGCAGCCGCACTCGCGGCACTTGCGCTCGCTAGACATGGGCGGCCTCCGTCGGCGCCGCCGGCGGTGGGAACCGTTCGGCGACCCACGCCAGGAAGCTCGCCGTCGACCGTCGGAGCGCCTGATCGCAGACCTCCTTCACCGCCGGGCCGAAGTCCTTGCTGAGGATCCAGGTGAGGAAGCTGCGGTCGGGCCCGCCCGCGATCTCGTGGACGGCGGCGCCGGCGTGCTTGCCGAACGCGAACACGACGACGCCGTCCTTCCACTTCAGCTTGCGCGACGGCTCGAGCCACGTGCCGAGCTCGGGGTCCGCGCGGCGCGCGATCCGATCCCAGCTCTCCCCGGCGAGACCGAACGCATCGAGCATCCCCTCGAGCACGCGTCCTGTCGCGGCGACGTCGGCGCTCGCGGCGTGCGCGCCCTCGAAGGCCTCGCCGACGAACCGCTGATGCGCGTCCTGCAGCTTGCGCGGCTCGCACTGTTGCCACAGCCGGTACGCGTCGACGACCAGCTTGCGCGACGTGTCGAGCTGCGCCTTGCCGGCGCGCACGAGCTCGGCGTACAGCATCTCGAGATCGAAGGCGACGTTGTAGCCGACGATCACATCCGCGACCGCGAGCTCGGCCACGATGGTGTCGGCGAGCTCGGCGAACGTCGGGCAGTGCTCGAGGTCCTCGGCGGTGATGCCGTGCACGCCCTGGGCGTCGGGGTGGATCGAGACCGAGGGCTTGATCCGCCACGTGATCGCCGAGCCGCGGAGGCCGCGCTGGATGCAGACCTCGATGATCTGATCCCGCGACTTGTCCGTGCCCGTCGTCTCGCAGTCGAACACGATGATGTTCGGCTCCGACATCGGTCACGCCTCCAGCTTCGGGCCCGGCGGGTCCGTGGTCAGGCCGGCCTTCTGACGAGCGAGCCACTGCTCGACGGCCTTGATCATGTCCTCGCGTTGCGTGTTCGAGACGTACGCGACGAAGTCGTCCTTGCCCGGATCGCCGAAGTTGAAGATGAAGAGCGTGAAGCCCATGCGCTCGCCGAGCTGCGAATGCAGCGTCGCGGCGAGCCTCGGCGCGATCTCGAGGCAGACCCGGTCGAGGTCCTTCCGGCCGACCGTCACTTCTTCCCGCCCTTCTTCTTGGCCGGCGACTTGGTCTTCGCCGCCTTTGCCGCCTTCGCGGGCTTGTCCGCCTTCGCGTCCTTCTTCTCCTCGGCCTTCGCCGCGGCGGCCTCGAGCTTCGCTTTCTCCTTGTCGGCGGCCTTCACGGCTTCGAGCGTCTTGTCATAGTCGACCCCGAGGAGCTTGCAGGCGTCGTCGAAGGTCTCCTTGTCGTCCTTCGAGTACGGGTGATCGTGAGTCGTGGCGACGATGCATTCCGCCAGGAGCCCGCGGATCGCGCCGACGCCCTTTGCCTTGTCGATCAGATCGAGCAGGTGCTTGCTCTGCGCGAGCTCGTGGCGGTCGGCGACTACATCGAGATCCCAGTGCCGGTCTTGCACGGCCCAACGTCCGACAAGCCGCCAGAACGCAAGCTCCTTCTTGTCGGAGAGTTCTTCGCCCGCGGCGGAAGCGACGACCAACACAGCCTTCAGCGCCTGTTCCTTCTGTTCGTTCTCGCGCTCGCGCTTCTCCTGCTCCTTCCGATACTGCTCGCTGTTGACCGACGGCGACGAGCTCGAGCTGCTCGACGTCGACTTCTTCGGCTTCTCCGGCTCGTCGAGCTTGCCGGCCTCGCGGAGGACCTCGACGGCCTTCTTCCTGTCGAGGAGCTCGCGCGGCGCGCCGGTCACGTCCTGGACGAGCACGCGTGGGATCTCGGCGAGCTTCTTGCCGAGCAGCTTGCCCCACGACGCCGTCGGCCCCGGCTTCGCGATGTTCGGCGGTGGCGAATCCTCGGGATCGACGTAGGGGCTCGTCGGCTTGATCTCGCCGCTGTCGAAGAACACGTTCTTCGCGTCCTCGCGCTCGACGACCTTGAGGCCGCGGGCCTCGGCGCCCTTCGTCTGGATTTTCCAGACCGCCTGCGTCTTCTCTTCGAAGCACGACGGCTTCGTACACACGTCGTCGGCCGTCTTGCTCGGCGCCATGCCGGGCAGCTCGGGCTGACTGCCGCTTCGGTGCGGGCACGGGCCGCATGCGCCCGCCTTCGTCAGCGTCGCATCGGTCGGATCGAACTTGGCGAGCGAGAGCTTCGTCGAGTACTTCCGGCGGAGGAGCTCGCGCGCCGCGCGGTAGCTGAGGGGCTTCGCGTCGGCATTGTGATCGACATAACCGGGCTCACCGGTCTCGTCGACGTCGGACACGGCTTCGTGTGCAATGCCAAGATCCTCAAGCGCGCTGGTCTCGCGGTAGTTGAGGTTCTCGCCGAGACACTCGCGCACGTACTGCTCCTGCAGCTTCGCGTCCTCGATCGTGACGACCAGGTCGGTCGCGATCGCCGCCGCGAGCCTGCCGTCCGCAAGCGCCTTCTTCGCGATCGGACCGAGCTTGAGTAGCCCGATGCGCGCGTAGACGTGCGAGCGAGACTTCCCGGTCTTTGCGGCGATCGTCTCGATCGTGTGCTTGTGCTTCTTGATGAGGAGGTCGTAGTGGTTGGCCTCCTCGAGAGCGTTGACGTCTTCGCGCTGGCTGTTCTCGATCAGCTGCGCTTCCATCACCTCGGCGTCGGACATCTCGACGACGAGCGACGGGATCTTCGTCCTGCCGACGAGCTTGGACGCCCGCCAGCGGCGCTCGCCGAAGATGATCTCGTGGCCCTTGTTGTTCTTGCGAACGACGATCGGCGACAGCACGCCGGGCCCTGCGGGCTTGCCGTCCCTCGGCTCCGCCGGACCGATCGAGGCGGCGAGCTCCTGCAGCTTCCTCTCGTCGAAGCTCTTGCGGGGTTGGAACGGGCTGGGATGTACAGCGTCGATCTCGAGCTCTTGATAGTTGGTCATGTGCGTTGTCTCCTTCCGGGCCGCTCGCTGGGTTCGAACCAGCAACCTGTCCGCTCGATGGAATGCGGTACATCGAGCTCGACTGCTCTGCCGTTTGAGCTAGGGCGGCCGTGAACGCGGCGCGTGGCCGCGGTGCGATCAGCTGTTCGCTGCTCGCCGATCGGCTTCGGCGATCTCGCGGGCCTCGTCCTCGGTGAGCGGCTCGACCTGGCCGGTCTCGTCCTTGGCGATCGGCTCCTCATCGCGCACGATCACCGGTTCCTTCGGTGCTTCGCTGCTCGACGCTGGCGCCGACGTCGACGCCGCGGCCTCTACGCGCTTCTTGGCCTCCTCGGCCGAGGCCTTCACCTTCGCTTTCTCATCCTTCGAGAGCGAAGGCCACGACTGGCCGCGAACCTCCTCGAGGGTTCGCAGCGTTGCCGGATCGGAGCACGCCGTGTACCGCGCGATCAGATCGGCCGCCGACGTCACCGAACTCGCAGCGCCGGCGCCCCAGCGCGCGAGGATCTCGCCGATCTCTTCGGTTAGCTGCGGGGCCGGCGACTTCGTGAACAGCGCCCGGAACTGCTCGGGCAACTTGATCATCGCTTTCTCGCCGATCATGTCGGACGACCACGTGGGGACACCGTTGGCGCCCGGTAGCAGCAGACACTTGAGCGTCATCTCGTAGATGAACTCGTCGCCAGCGATCGGCTGGTACCCGAGCTCGACGGGATCCTTGCCGGTCTGGATCTTCAGCTTCGGCTTCGCGCGGAAACAGAAGATGAAGTTGCACGGCAGCTGAAGGATCGTGTTGATGAGGCGGCGCCGCTGCGCCTTCGGCTTCGCCCACGCGGCGAAGGTCATCTTGTTCCGCTTCTCCCAATCCCCCTTCGCCATGCGGTCGAGCTCTTCCTCGTGCATCTCGAGCACGCCCCCGGGGCCCTCGTGCTCGTGCGACATCGAATCGACGATGATCGTCTTCGCACCCTTCTTCACGCAGTGCTCGATCGCTCCGAGGTAGTCGAGCGGCGAGAACGGATGACCGAACGGGACGTAGCGGAACTTGAACTTCTCCGCGTAGTGCAACATGCGGCGCGCCTCGGTATCGATCCCGAAGATTTCGCCGCCGACGACACGCTGGATGCCCGTCGCAAGTCGAAGTGCGCTGTACGTCTTGCCCGACGAGCTCGGGCCGACGAGTCCGACCAGGACAGGGGTTTGCTCGCGGACCGCCGGGCGATCGTCGAACGTTCTGGGTTTGGTCGTGGTCACGCTGCTAGCTCCTTTGCGAGTGCCCACGCCGGCGGCGAGAGCAAATTGATCCCGTCCCCGTAGCCGGGGAACGCGTTGTTCTTGAGGCACGCACCCCACGACTCGACGGCGCGCATCCAACGGCGCTCGCCGAGCTCGCGGAACGATCCGTCGCCCCGCATCACATTCATCCCGTATGGCGGTTCGGCCTCGCAGAACGCGAAGAGGACGTCGACGCGGCCCGCGAGCTCGGGGCGCAGTCGCGTGAGGGCACGGGTGTACGCGGCCGCCTGGATCGCGTAGCCGAACCTCTCCGACGCCTTTTCGCAGCTGTCGGTGTCGGCGCTCGAGACGATCTTGAGGTCGAGGATGCGCGCGCGATCGAAGTGGACGTGGTCCATCATCCCCTTGCACGCGACCACGCCACTGTCCGAGTACTCGAACCACTCGACCGCGAGCTCGCTGTGACCGTCGAGGTTGATGCCGCGTGCGGCGAGCCCCGCGATGATCTGCAGCGCGGTTAGCTGTGCGGCCTCGTAGTCCTCTCTCAGGACGGGGACCTTGCCGGCGGCGCGGGCGGCATCGCGCGCCTCCTTCGCGTCGTTTGTTCGGAAGCTGTCGAAGTCGAGGACCTCGAGCTTCTTGCCGGCACCGAGTACGAGCGTGTGAAGCACGCTTCCGCGATCCATCGTGCGCGTCGGCGTCTGCCCGAGCCCGCCGAACGCGGGATGCTCCGTCCAGGCGTGGAGTGGTGATTGCTCGATCAGCGTCTTCGCGCAGCTCGACGACAGGTGCGAGAGCTTGAAGTACGCCTCATCAGACAGCTCGAGCACACGCGCCGGCGGCAACAGCGACGGATCCTCGAGATGCTCGATGTAGCGGTTCGCGTTGTCGCGCGCCTCCTTGCGGGTCGCGAATCCGGGCGAGACGCGAACCACCTTGCGCTCGCGATCGCGGATGGTGCACGTGAACGTGCCGTTGCCTTTGTGCTGGGTGGCGCGAATCGAGTAGTTGCTCTTGCTCTTCGTCATAGGCGTCCTGTGACAACGAACGTGGTGGTGTTCGTCGGAAGCTCGGCGACGATCGGTCGCGCCGGCGCGACGCGCGGTCGAGGCCTCGGCGCGGCCTTGCGCGTCGCCGCCGCGGCTTCGATCTCGCTGTAGCGATCTCGATTAGAGATCGTCGGCGCCGGCGAGCTGGACACGCCGACAGCTCGCGGAACGTGGCTCGACCTGGCGACTACTCTCGCCGGCGCCGACGAAACGGTTTGGTTGCGAGAGGTCGACGGCGCCGGCGACGACTTGCCGCTAGCCGGGGGACGGACGATCGCTGCTGCGGTCGCCGGCGCTGTCGAAACGTTGTGCGTCTTGCCGCATCCGTTGGCCTTCTTGCCCGGCTCGCCGCATTTGCTGCAGCGCCTTACGGCGTTTGCGCGAGCAGGCCTTTGAGCTGCTCGGGATCGCGCTTGCGCAGCTCGCGGATCGCGGCGCGGACGATCTTTGCTTGGCTGGGCGACGACTCGCCGAGCGCGACTTGCGCGCTTTGCATCTCGCGCAGGGCGTCGACGTCCTCGGCGTACAGCTGGAACCTCACGGGTGCGGCGCCGCCTGGGTTCACGACCGGTCCTCGATTCGTTGCTGCCATTGCCATCCTCCATGCCGAGCGCCTTGCGTAGGCGCGCGAGCCGATCATTGAAGAGCGCGACGATGCCGCCGACGAATGCCGACGTCAGCTGTTGCTGCTCGTGCGAGATCACCGCTGCCTCGGTGCGTCGCTATCGGTGTCGTCGAGCAGCTCGGCGAGCTCGTCGACCGAGCACGCGATCTTGTCGGGCGAGTCGATCGCGGCGTTGTCCGCGGCCGCCTGTGCCATCTCGTCGATCGCGTAAAGACCTTGCGAGATGTTGCGTGCGATCCGATCGAGCGTCGCCTCGAGCTCGTCGCCGTCGAGGTAGATGCCTCCGTGCGAAAGCTTGACCCTGGCGCCATCGAGCGCGCTGCGGAGCGACTCGCGGATCTCGCCGGGCAGCTCGGACACGGGCAACAGAAGGCGCCTGGTCACGAGGACCTCCGCGTCGCGCGATCCGTGATCGCCTCGGCGCGCTTGAGCTCGCGCAGCTTCTGGTTACCGCACTTGCGACAGAAGTCACCGCGCGACGCGTTCGATCCGTTGAAGACGCGCACGACCGCGCGGCTCTTGCAGCCCACGCCGGCGCACGTCGTATCGATGTTGACGAGGTAGGCGCCCATCAGAGGCCTCCGCGCTGGCAGCCGATCGTGCGGCCGTCGTTGCCGACGATCGGGCGCGTGCCGTTCGTGCAGTAGATGCGCACGCCGAACGACGCGGGCACCTCGCTGTCGCGGATGCACTCGCTCGCGCCGGTTTCGCGCACGCCGTTGACGTAGAAACCCGCGGGGCACGTCATCCGCTGCGGGCGCAACAGCGCGCACGCGAGCACGACGATGAGCGTGATCAGCAGAAAGCCGACGAGCTCGAAGATGTTCACAGTCCCCTCCTGCAGGCCTGCGCGTACTCGGCCCACTTCACGACCATGCGTTCCGCGAGCTCGTGCTCGCTCGCGCCGTCGATGAACGGCACGTCGTGCTCAACGAACGGACGGTTCGCGATGATCTTCGCCTCGTCGCTGGACAGCACCGGCGTCAGACGCGCGAGCTGGAACAGCAACACCGCAGCGCGCTTGTTCTCGCTAAACCCCGAGACGCCTTCCTGCGCGTACAGCTTCGCGTTACGGAACGTCTTGAAGAGTGTCGGCTTGTGATAGCCGTGTAGGTCGCTTCCGTCGAAGGCGAGGAACCGGTAGCCCGGCATCGCGGCGTGCAGGTCGTACGGCGACGGCCGTGTCAACACGAGGTCGCTCATCGCGATGACCTCCGCAGCGCCGGCGTGATGTCGGCGCGCTCGTGTGTCACGCGCGCGTCCAACCTCGAGATGCGGCCGAGCATGAAGAAGACCGGCGCGGCGATCGCGACGCCGGCGAGGAAGCCGAGCGCCATCATTAGTTGAGCAGCCCCCCGCCACGGCGGCGTCGCTCCGCCGCGATCAGATGGAGCATCGTGATCGCCCGCGCGACGCCGGGCTCGAAGCAATCCGCCGGAAGTGACTGGAGCGCGGCGATCGCCAAGTCGCACCACGGGCGTCCGCAGACACCGCCACATGGAGATGCAGCGCGCGCAGCGGCGATGAAGAAGCCGACGAGCAGCTCGGCAATCACCGTGCACCCGCCCTCTTCGCGCGCTTCGCGACGAGCTGGAGCTGCGCGAGACCCGCCGAGGCCAGCTGCGTGCCGACACGATCGAGGACCTCGCGCACGCCGTGGGGCGTCCGGCGATTCCGTGCGAGCGACCGCATCGTCTGCCCGGCCTCGAGCGCGTCGCGTGTCGCGACGAGAACGTTGACGAGATCCTCGTCGGATTCCGGAGTGGAATTTCCGGGCGTCTGGACGGGCGCCGCGAGCTCGGCGTTGTGGAGCTCGGCGTTCTCAGTGTCGCTACGCCCCATGGCCGACCTCGGTGCGATCGAGCGCGTAGCTCGAGCTCTGGCCGTGATCGCCGGCGTGGCCGTCGGGCAACGTGCAGTGCTGTCCGATGCCGAAGTCGGCGTAGCAGAGCTGCGAGCGCTGACTCGGCGCGATCTCGAACTTCAACAGTGCGCTCGCGACTGACGTGATCGCCTCGCGCCATGCCTGCCGTCCGTCGACGGCGTCCTTCGCGATCCGGACCCAGTCGTAGCTCTCGGCGACCTCGACGAGCTTGCGGATCGCCTCCGCGGCGTCGTGATCAACGACGAGGACGTACGGGTACGGCCCGAATCCGCCGCGGATCACGTCGAGGATCTCCTCGCGATGCGCGATGCCGGAGTCGTGACATTCGACAGTGCCGCCTGCGCCGTGAATCGCGGCGCGCTGGCGATGTTGTCGCGCGAGGTCGCTCTCGAGGAGCGCCAGGAGATAGCCGTGCAGCTGCGGGTCGAGCTCGCGCGGCTTCACGGCTGACCTCCGGTCGCGGCGTTGACCTGCGCGATCGCGGCGGCGATCGCGTTGTCGTCAGTGACGTGCGCAGGAAGCGCCTTGTGATCGGGGCCGGACAGAAACAAGCGAACCGGCACGGGCCCGACGTCGGTAGACGCGGACAGGTACCACTGGCTCGGCTCGCCAGGCTCGTTGAAGTCGTGACGATGCACGACAGCGCCGAGGTCGCCGGCGAGCGCGTGCAGATCGGCGTCGTTGTCGAACCTCACCGAGACGCGCGGTCCGCGCTCATCGCGTGTTGCGTGCATCGTCGCAGCGCGACCGTCGACACCGAAGATGTCGAGGAGCGCAAGGGCCGCGCGAACCACCTGCTCGACCTGGTCGCGCTTCACGGCAGCTCCTTCGACAGCGTCGAGCCGCACTGGCAGTTGCGAAGCTCCAGGGTCTGCGGAGACCCGGGTTCGTCGTTGTACGTGGGCATCGAGCCGACGAGCTCGAGCTGGTCCCACGCCTCGCGCTTCAGCTGCTCGTGCTTTTCAGACGGGCAGACCTTCACAGCGCACCCCACAGGTCGCGCGCCTCGCGGTAGTCGCGCGCCTCGTCGAGGGTGTCGTAGTAGGGGTGGTCGTCGCCGTCGACGCAGTCGGGACACGGCTGCACGTCATCCGTGCGCTCGCCGCGGCCGTCGACGCGATCGCCGACTACGACCTGCTCACCGCCGCAGGTCTCGCATTCGTCTTGCTGCATCCCGTATCAGTAAATGAGACGACTGAGACACGTCAATCTCAGAATTCTCATTTTCTGATACGTGAGACGATCCCGGCGCTATGCGCGGTAAACCTTTCGAGGTCGGCCTCGGTGCATCAGTTGCCAATCGAACCGCGCGATGACTTCCTGCGCTTCGACTACATCTCGCAGCCCGCGCATCATCTCGTCGAACTTTTCGGGACCAGCGACCTTGAGCCGCTCGCCCAACTCAAACCACTCGGCTTTGGTGTCTTCGTCCATTGAGACGCAAACTACCAACCGGGTCTGAGCTTCAATCGCGCGTTTTACTCTTCGCCGTCCGGAGTGGCGCGAAACATCTTTTGAAAAGCGCTGCGCGTTAGTTTCACCGACGCGAGCACATCGCGAAGACCGTCGAGCGTATCAGCGAAACGCGCAGGGTCGAGCCGCATCAATTCCTCGCCGAGCGAGCTCCACTCCGAGAGCTTCCCGTCTTGCTCGTCCTTCGTGCCGAGGGCGGGCTTGTGTTGCTTCGCCTCTTCTTTCACTACCCACTCTTCTAGCTCGCGCAGCTTGCCGATGCTGGCTTCGCCCTTCAGCAGTCGGTACGCCGTTGCTCTGCCCAGTCCAGCCTTTTCGCACGCGTCGATCCAATCCAAACCGAGCGCCGTGATCCGACCACGTACACGTTCGACGTCCGAGCGCGACGGCGCGTTCGGATTCTTGGGCGCCGGGATCTCTCGCCGCTTTTCCATCGCTTTCGCAACGGTAGCGTTCGAGGCCGGATCACGGACCGAGACTGCGCCTTGCACCCAGTATCAGATTTTGCGACATAGCAATGGGTGAAGTCCACGGGAAACAAGATCCGTAAAAGGCGCCAGGAGCTTGGGCTCACCCTCGAACAGCTCGCGGCGAAGGTAGGTTCTACACGCCAGAAGGTCTGGCGGCTCGAGACGGACATGACGCGCGTCCTCGCTGACGACGTGCGGTTGTTCGCCAAGGCGCTCAAGACCACCGTCGAGGACCTCTGCGCGTGAGGTCACTCCCAGGAACGCAGGTCGTCGGCCGTATCGACCTGTCCGTCCGGGCCGCGCGACCACACACCGAAGTTCGGTGCCGTCGCGTTCGTGTGATCGCAGCGCAGCTCGAAGCTGTGCTGCCACGCGTCGATGACGTGCTTCGCGTCGTAGTCGGGCTCGGACAAGTACACGAGCAACTCCGACACAGAAGCCGGACATGTTTTCTCGGGGTTCGCCTGTCGCCATCCGTCGAAGGCGCCGACGAGCTCGGCCATCTGTCGCTTCGTCACGGCCGCCGGCGACGAATCCACTGTCCGCGACGTCGTTGGTTCCGACAGTTCAACGCCGAACACGCGCCCGTCTGTCGTCTCACATTCGACTCGCACGATTCCGGCGTGTTGATAGTTCCGTCGCGATTGACTGTCGGGCCCGACAAACGCTTTGTCGAGCGCGAGCTGGCTGCACATGTCCTCGCCCTCCATCACCATCTTCGAGAAAACGAGGACGTCCTCGCTTCGACCGCGCAGCCGTGCCGACAAGGCGACGCCGTTTTTTCGCCAGACGTCTTCTGCTTTCGCCGCGAAGTCTCGACGCATCTGAAGCTCCGCCTTCGCCTTCGAGTCGGTTCCGTCACCCTTCTTCTCTCCACCACACCCGATCAGCGCGACGACGACCAACAATCTGCTCATCCCGCGATCGTAATCGGGAGTGCGGGAGTCGCGGCGATCCAGGCGCCGGGATAACGCGTGCAGCGAATTGCGGCACCCAAACCCGGCATCGTCGTGCCCGAGAACGCGTCGATCGCCGTGCACTCCGACGGCACGATCGTCGCCAAGCTCCGCGCGCACCTCGACGTCGACGTGATGGACGCGCAGCTCGCGGAGCTCGAAGTCGCGGTCGCGCGCCTGTCGACCGCGATGTGGCGTTTCGAGTACGAGCTCGAGCGCGACTGGCCAGAGTACGTCGACCTCGGAGGTGAGGCGTGACGCGCCTCCGCTTCATCGCCGACAACCCGCGAGGACCTCGCGGCGGAAATCACGACGTGCCCACGATCTTCAAGAGCCCCGACTCTGCGAGACGAAACACGCTCATCGTGAAAGGCGAACGTGTCGGCCGCGTCCTCGTCGCGGACCTGGATGCGCTGCTCGTCAAGGGTTGGGACCACGACGTGGTGTTCCAGTGGCACGACCGACGGATGCAGTTTCACGCGTCCGAGATGATGCGGATGCGCGAGAGCGAATCGAGCGGTGTGGTTCAAGCGAAGTGGCTCACCACCGACGACCTCATGACGATCCGCGAGGTCGTTTCCGAGTGGGAGATCGAAGAAGACCGCCTTCGCCGCGGCGGAGGCGCTACGCCGGCGGCCGCGCGCGCGTTCTTCACGCTTCGTGAGCTGTGGCGCGAGGGAAAGTTCGGAGGTCGACGATGAGTCGCGGCGCCCGAACATCGCGCCCGATCGCGAGCGACCTCTTCGCGTCCGGTTGGCTGACACCGAGTTCGGCCGCCGACGCGCTCGGCATCCCGGTTCGCCAGCTCGAGGCCCGCGCGCGCGCACGATCGATCCGCCGGCGCGAGCTCGCGCCCGGTACCGGCATCTTCCTCTACGAGGTCCTCGAGACCGATCGGAGGCGCTAGCCGATGGCTCGGTATCGACCTGTCGATCTTCGTCTCTGGAACGATCGCAAGTTCCTCTCGCTGTCTCAGGACGGTCGCATGCTGTGGCTGTTCCTCCTGACCGCACCGTCGACGCTGCCGATCCCGGGCGTGATCGTCGCGGGTGAAGCGACCATCGCCGAGCAGCTCGGCTGGCCCGCGGAACGGTTACGGGAACGGTTTGGGGAACTGTTTCGCCGAGGCCTCTCGATCACGGTCGAAGGTCGCCTCGTGTGGCTTCGAAACGCACTGAAATACCAACCTCCGGCGAACCCGAATGTGATGAAGGGTTGGGCGAAGACTTGGGACGACGTACCGGAGGGCACGCTCAAGATCGAGATCTTCGAAGCACTCAGAATTGCGTGCAAATCGTGGCCGAAGCTCTTCGAGAAACTGTTTCGCGAACCGTCTCGAAACGGTTTCCCAAACGGTTCCCCAAACGGTTCGGGTAACGGTTACGCACAGGATCAGGATCAGGATCAGGATCAGGATCAGGATCACGCAGACGCGCGTGTGCGCGCGGCGGGCGCAGACGACACAAGACAGAAAGCCGAAGACGAGCGGCCATCTGCCCCAGCACCGACACACGATCTTCGCCGGGCGAGGCTGTGGAACGATGCTTGGAACCTCGCTGGCCTTGAGCACGCTCGGCTGAAAGCGGAGGGTATCGATCCGCACGCGCGGAACTGCTGGTCGGGGCTTCCGCCATCGAAGACTCCAGAGTCGGAGCTCCTCTTCGCGCGCATCGACGAGCTCACGATCAGCGGCGACTTCGATCACGCCAGCGAAGTGATCCGAAACCGCGTGCTCGTCGCAGCCGCGCAAGCGCGCTACCGGCACAAGCACCTGCACTACTTCACGCCGATGCGCATGTGGGACGCGAAGAGCTTCGCGATCGACGCGGCGCTCTCGCCGGCGCAGATCGCCGAGCAAGCGAGTCGCGATCGCGGAAACCAAAACACGACGCGAGATGCGCAGGAGCGTCCGCGAGCAAGGGAGTTCAAGTGACACGGGATCGCGATCGGAGAGTTCTGCCGCATAACCTCGACGCGGAAGCGAGCGTCCTCGGTGGCCTGATCCTGCGCAACGAGGTCCTCGCGCAGCTCGACGACCTCGAGGTCGACGACTTCTACGACATGAAACACAAGGTCGTGTTCGGCGCAATGCGCGCTCTCGAGGCGAAGAAGCTGCCAATGGACGTCGTGACGCTCGCGAACGAGATCGAGCGCCAGGACAAGCTCGAGGCGATCGGCGGTTTTGCGTTCCTCGGCGAGCTCGTGCTGCGCGTGCCGACCGAAGACAACATCGTCGCCTACGCGAAAATCGTCGAGGACAAGAACCGCGTGCGCAAGATGATGCTCGTCGCCGGGGACATCATCGAGCTCGGCTACGAGGACGGGCTCGACGTCGAGGAGTTCATGAACCGCGCGCACGCCTGGTTCTCGGCCGTCGATCGCGCACCGCGCAGCACGTCGCAGCTGATCGGCGAGATGGTCCACGAGCGCGTGCGCGAGCTCGAGGCCATGTACGAAGCGCGCCAGGCCGGGCGCGCGTTCCTCGCCGGCGTGCCGACCGGAATCGCAACGCTGGACACCTACCTCGGTGGCTATCCGCTCGGCGACGTCACGCTGCTCGCGGGTCGTCCGGGCATGGGCAAGACCGCGATGGCGATGTCGGCGACGTCGGCCGCCACAAGCGCGGGGTTCGGCGCTCACGTGTTTTCTCAGGAGGGCGGCTGGCGCATGTACGCCGACCGCGCGATCGCGCGCGAGGCGGGCATCGCCGTCGGGCGACTGCGCAATGGCAAGTTCGAGACTGGCGACGGCAGCAAGCTCCTGCAGGCGCGCGCGGCTTATCGAAAGCGAGCGAACTGGCGCGTCGACGCGCGCGGCGGCCTGACGGCGGACGAGATCATTCGCAACGTTCGCAAGCATCGCGCCGAGCTCAACACGAAGCTCGTCTGGATCGATTACATCCAGATCATCAAGCGCACGAAGGGCCTCTCCGAGAACGAGGCGCTCGACGAAATCATCACGGCTTTCTCCCACGCCGCGCTCGAGGACGACATCGCGTATCTCGTCGGCTGCCAGCTCAATCGCGAGGTGGAGAAGCGCACGGACAAGCGACCGCAACAGGCGGACCTGCGCGGATCCGGCGCGCTCGAGGAGCGGCCGCGCGTGATCGTCAGCCCGTATCGCGGCTCGTACTACTACGACGAACCGAAGCGCGGCATCGACTGGGAGTGCGACTGCCTCAAGAACGCGCCGTGTCCGCACGCGCCGTCGCCCGAGGAGTTCAAGTCGCTCGCGCTCGTGTACGTGCTCAAGAACAACAACGGCGAGCCAGGTGGCTTCTGTCGCGCGACGTGGCGCGGCGAGACGACGGAGATGAGCTGATGTCGAAACAAGCAAACGCGAACGACCTCGACCTGGCCCGGCTCAAGAAGCGGATTCGCGACGCGTACAAGTCGACGCTCGCGGCGGAGAAGTCGTTCGCGACGGCCCGCGAGTCCGCGGCCGCGCGCCGGCTCGAGCTCGGCAACCTGTTAATCCAGGCGCGCGCGCACTATCCGAAGTCCGGGCCCAACGCGGCGCCCTGGGGTGAGTTCCTCGACTCCGTCGGTATCGATCGCGATGTCGCGCTCGACGCGATGAAGTACGCAGGCTTCGTGGAGAAAAGTTTCGCCGGTAAGAAGCCGAAGAAACTTCCGACGCTCCGCGAGGCTGGCGTGCTCCGCGACTCGCTGGACGAGGATCGCGACGAGCCCGAGTCGAAGCCCGATCGCGGCGCATGGTGCACGCCCAAACCGATCGCACAGTCGGTCGGGTCGTGGGATCTCGATCCGTTCACGAACCCTCGCAGCCTCATTCGCGCCACCGACCTGTGCATGCTCGAGGACGGCGGCGACGGCTTTGGCGATCGCAGCGCGCCGGGTGTGTATCGCGTCGGTCGTGGCAAGCAGAAGGTCGCCGGCGCCCGCACCCGTGTTTGGCTGCAGCCCGACTACGGCTACGTGCTCGAGGCCGTGCAGCACTACGGCCACACGCAGTTCTGTGCGTTGCTGCGCCTGGATCCGTCGACCGAGTGGTTCGACTATCTGTACGCGCGCAGCGAGCTCATCCTCATTCCGAAGGGCGATCGCATCGAGTTCGATCCGCCACCGGGCGTCGAGGCGAGCTCGAACCCCTACCCCCACGGTCTGTACTACGCGCGAGCGAAGGACGCGACCGAGCAAATCCGCGAGCTCTGTTACGAGTGGCGAGTGCGCGCGGCCTGACATCAATCAACAGCCACCACCAATCGGACGTAGCCGACAACGAGAGGCGATAACGATGGCGACCAAGAAGAACGCGAAGAAGACGAAGGCAGCGAAGGCAGCGAGCAAGACGAAGAAGTCGAAGCGCACGAAGCCCGAGCAGATGAAGATTCCGGGCACCGAGCGGATCGATCGGATCGAAGAGATCGAGGAAGCGGACAAGGCGTACATCGAAAAGCGCGACGAACGCATGGCGCTGCAGGAGGAGGAGAACGACGCGCAGGACGTCCTTACCGCCGTGCTCAAAAAGCACAACAAGCTCTCGTACAAGTACGAAGGCCCGGACGGCAAGCCGCGCGAGGCGTACCTGCCGACGAACGAAGTGAAGGCGAAGAGCCGTGTCGTCAAGGAGAAGAAGAAGGCCGACGCGTGATCGACGCCGACGCGCAGCTCTCGAAGCCATGCGCACGTCGCGTCCTCGTGCTCGGCGTGCATCCGGCGTGGTGCATCGAGCACGACGGGCACGACGGCGACTGCCGCGGCGTGATCAGCGGTCGCCCTCTATCCCGCAACGACTTCATGCCGAGGAGGACCTCGTGATTGTTCTCGACGTGCTCGGAGTGCCGGCGCCCAAGGGGAGCTCGCGCGCGATCCTGATCGCTGGCCAGCCCCGGCTCGTTCCGAGCTCGTCCGATGCGAACGCGCGCGAACAGAAGCGATGGCGAAAGGCGATCGAGGAGCGCGTCGCGCTCGCCCTCGGTCCTCGGCCCGAGCTCAAGTTCCGCGAGGTCCCGCTCCAGGTCGAGCTCGTGTTTCGCGTGGAGCGTCCGGGCGGGCACTACGGCACGGGTCGAAACGCCGGCGTGCTCAAGCCGAGTGCTCCGACCGTTCCGATCGTCTATCCCGACATCGACAAGCTCGCGCGCTGCACGCTCGATGCGCTCACCGGTCTCGTATTCGATGACGACTCGCGCATCGTGCGCCTGATCGTCAACAAGGTCTACGCGACCAAGGGCAACGAAGGCGCGCGCATCGTGATCCAGGAGTGGAGCGAGGATCACGACACGCTGCAGGCGGTGCGCTCGCAACAAGACCTCTTCGCGAAGGGCTCCGTGCGCTACGGTGTTGAAGGGTGAAGTCCTCTTGCGTGACCGGCAAGCCACGGCCGCGCAGGCCCTCGAGGCCCTCGACGGCGCCATCGAGATCGCGCGCGCCGACCTCGCTGCGCTCGAGCGTGCTCGAGACACCATCGCCCGTCGTGCGCAGTGCGGTGATGATCGATGTGACGCCGAGCAGCCCGACTCGCCGTGCGACGGCGAGCTCTACGATCGATTCTGCGCACTGTGCGGATTCGTCGTCCAACGCTGCGAAGCCCACGGCGCCCTCCCCGCAGCCGCAACCGTCCTTCGCCACCACCGAGCGCGAGAGCATCCGGGCGATGCTCGGGCTTCCTCGTCCAAGGACACGAGCGGAGTGTCTGCAGGAAGCAAGGCCGTGCCCGTGGGTGTCGTGCAGACATCATCTGCTGCTCGACGTGGCCGTGGTGAAGAGGAAGCCCGCACTGCGTCTGAACGGGTGGAGCCGACAACCACGAACAGGAGGACGACGGGCGGGGCTGTCGTCGTCCGCCGCAAGCGCATTGGTGCAGGCGACGATTGATGAGGCGGTCGAGATGCTGAGTCGTATGCCGTACACGTGCAGCCTCGACGTCGTCGACGCGCTCGGCGAGTACGAGGAGCGCACTGCAACGAACGTTGGATGGATCCTCGGTGTCACTCGGCAGGCTGTCGCCCTCGACGAGAAACGCGGGCAGGCAAAGGGGCGACGTGTGCGACATCGATCGGATACCGACGAGGAAACAGGGGGTTAGACGTGAAAAATCAAAGCCAAAGGTTTCAAATTATTAGGCGAGGGCAAAAGATAGCCGGGGCTCCCCCCGCGAAAATCCGACCCTCTCTAGGGCGCCGGTGAATCAAGATGACGACGCCGAAAGTCACCTTCACCTACGCGCCACCGAACGAGCCTGCGCGAGCGCTCTCGAAGGTCACGCAAGCGCTCTCGAAGATCACGTTCGCGACCACGCAGACGAATAGCAAGATCGGCGACCTCGCCGGTGCGATACGCAAGCTCGGCGGCTCGATCACGTTCGCGGTCATCGCATCGTCTCCGCCTTTTCGAGAGCTCATCGAGTACGAGCGGCGCCGCACTGAGGAACTGAATCGCCAGTTGTTCGATGCGTTCATCGCCGAGCAAGACTGCTACTGCGATCACGTCGGCAGGACGATGACTCGCCGCGAACACGCGCGAATGCACGCGGCGGAGCGCAAGCGAGCGCGGTGATGGAGGCTCTTCCCGAGGGCGTGTGTCGCGCACTTCGACACGTCCGCGATCGCCGACTCGAGAACGCGCTCGCGGAGTACTTGAGTCGACACAGCGCATCGTTTCGCGATGGCGCCCTGCCCTCGGTCGTGCTCACGGATGCGTTGCTCGAGGCGGGTTGGACGCACGACGAAGCGCTCGCGATCTTTAACGACATGCTGTCGATGAAGGAGTTCGTCGTCGATGCGCTCTGGCCATCGCCCGACAGCCCCCTCAAGCTCGGTCAGCGCGTGTGCACGCTCCATGGGCAGACCTTCGGTCCGCTCGATGGATGCACTGAGTGTGCGGACTACGTGACCGAACAGGACGAGGACTGATGGCGGCCGCGCGCGGAAAGAATCGCCGCGCGAGCTCGCCGGCGAAGAAGAAAAACGGCCACGGCGGCAAGCGCGAGGGCGCGGGCCGCAAGCAGGAGAAGCTCCCCGAGACGTTGCTCAAGGAGCTCGGCAACCCGCCCGAAGATCCCCTCGAGAAACGCCAGTGGTGGAACCGCCTCCTCGAGGTCCTGCAGTACGGCGTGCTGCAAGGTCGACCGTGGTTGACGATGCTGCGCGAGGCTCGCGCGAACGCGCTCGCCGCGGCGAAGCTCGTGCCCGAGGAGATCAAGGCGCGCGCCGCGCAGATCCTCGAGCAGGAGGATCGCGAGACCGAGGCGGACGCGTCGCCGCGCGTGACGAAGCTGAAGGAGGACCGGCTTGAGTCAGCTAACGCTGTCTCGCTCCGTCGAGATCCTTCGTGAGCATGCGGCGGCCTCGTCGTCGAAGCACGTCGACCTCTGCATCTCGCTGAGGGTCTGCGACGTCGACACCGACGGTCCCGATCCGGTGTGGCTCGACGAGACCGATGAGGAGCTCGTGCGTATCGGCGGCCGCTGGGATCGCCGCAAGAAGAAGTGGATCGGCGACGCGAAGGACGAGCTCGTGGTGATCCGCGTGCCGCGTGGCAGCGACCAGGAGCAGCCCGCGCGATGGCTCGCGGAGTGGTTCCGTCGCTACGCGACAGGACCGAAGGGCGCGCACTGGGACTCGCCGGCGACGATTCCCGGGCGCCTGGACGGCGTGCGCTGGGGCCGCAAGCTGAAGGCGCGCATCTCGATCGAGTTCCGCCGCGTGTGGACGCTGATGCTCGTGGGCGGTCGCCGCGGCGGCAAGAGTCACCTCGCCGTCGTCGCGCTGATCATGATGATGGTCCTCACGCCGCGCGCGCGCGAGTGGGCCATCTCGCCGACGCAGGTGGAGACCGACGAGCTCGAGCAGGCGTTCCGCGAGCTCGTGCCGACGCACTGGTACACCGAGCGACTCGGCGGCGCCGGCAAGGATCTCCAGTTCAAGCTCGTCAATGGATCGCGCCTGCTCTTCCTGTCGGGCTTCAAGCCGCGCTCGCTCAAGCGCGGCCGCTGCGACATGGCGCTGCTCAACGAAGCGCAGAACATGTACCGCGCGACGTGGCGCCAGCTTCGCGGCGCGATCGCGGACCGCGCGGGCCTCGTCCTCCTGGCGTGCAACCCGCCCGACGAAAAGATCGGCCGCTGGATCGACGAGCTCGCCGATCAGATCCGCGCGACGCGCGCAGCTCACGTGATGGGCGCGCCGCGGCGACAGCGCGAGGTCAAGGCCGAGATGTTCCACCACACGGGCAAGGCAAACCCGTTCGTGACCGAAGAGGCGCTCGCCGACATGCGCGCGGAGGTCGACGACATCACGGCCGCGCGCGAGATCGACGGCGAGCTCGGCATCCCGATCGGCGACGTCGTGTTCCACGCCTGGTCGCCGGACAACATCCGCGCCGTACCCGATCACTTCGTCGACATCACAGCCGAGGTCACGAAGCGCGAGTTCGGCCGCGCCGCGGGCTTCGTCGTCGGCATGGACTTCCAACGCCAGCCGCACGAGGCCGCGGGCGTCTTCAAGTTCTTCCGCGATCCCGATGCGCCGGATCCGAACGAGATCATCCCGTGGCTCGTCGACGGCGTGCTCGCGCCGGATGCGAACGAAGAGCAGCTGCTTGACTCGCTCGAGCGGATGCCGCGATGGTCGCGCGACGGTCGAGATCCGGCGAAGTGCTATCGCGGATGGATCGAGCCCGACGACAGCCCGGACGATCCGGCGCACTGCGCGGTCGTGATGGACGCGTCCGCGTGGTGGCAGGACTCCGAGCACCAGAAGGGCAAGCGCTCGGACAAGATCCTTCAGTCGCGTCGGTGGACCTTCCTCTACAAGCCGCAAAAGGACAGCAACGCGAACCCCGTCGTCGCAGAACGCTGCAAGGTCACTAACTCGCGATTGAAGCAAGCCGACACTCCGCCGTCGCCGGAGCACCCGGAGGGGATTCCAGGTCGCCGGCGAGCGTTTGTGTGCCCGCACGTGCTCGAGTTCATCCGTGCGCTCGCGCAGTGGGAGAACAACCCGACGACCGGGCAGCCGAGCCGCGACTCCGAGAAAGCGCACGCCGGCGATGCGTTCTCGTACGTGATCTATCGATTCTTTGGGATCCCAGGTCAGCGGCGCCGCAAGCTCGAGTACCGCGGTGTCGGCCGCTTCGATCGTGGCGACGACTACCCGAGCGGGCGACGCTAGCAGCGGCGAAACTTACGGGTCCGGGACAACACGCGTACTCGTGGGCGCGTGGAGACCGTCGCAGTCATCGCAGCAATCGCGCTCGCGGCCGGCACGGCGACCGCCGTAAGCAAGCGAGCCGAGGCTCGCACCGAGGCCTCGCTCGAGCGGCCGCGGCCGCTTCCGACGATCGCGCCGGTCGGCGAAGACGCAAAGCACCTGCGTTCGTTCGACGCCTGGACGCTGCACCCCGGACACGAGGTCAGTCCCCGCGGCGTTGTCGCGGCGTTCCTTCAGGCGGAGCGTGGGCAGCCCCAGATGCAGTGCGCGTTGATCGACGACCTGATCGAAGGCGATTGCTCGCTGCGAAACCTGTTCGAGCAGCGCGAGCAGTCCGTCGCCGGCAAGCCATGGACGCTCCAAGGCGACGGCGCCGACGAGGCGAGCGCGACCGCGGCGAAGATCCTCAACGTCGCGCTCGGCCGGTTGCCGATGATCCAGGTGTTCCTGCATCTGCTCGGCGCAAACCGCTACGGCTGGGGCGCCGTCGAGGTCGATTGGGGACTTGAGGAGATCAACGGAGAGCGCTGGATCGTCCCGATCGCGCTCACGAACGTTCCCGCGCGCCGGTTCCGCATCGGCGAGAACGACGAGCTGCGGTTGTTCGCCGACTTCAAGCGCCCGGATGGTGACGCGCTGCGACCCGGCAAGTGGATCGTGCTTCGCCGCCCCGGCCAGCTCGCACGCGCTGGCCTCATGCGAACGGGCGCGTGGCCGGCGATCGGCAAGCGCCTCGGCTGGCGCGACTGGCTCATCTTCTCTCAGCGGTTCGGGCTACCGTTGCCGGTCGCCTCGTACGCCGATGGTAGTAACGCCAGTGGCTTCACCTCCGACAAGGAGGCCATCGACGTCGCCGAAGAGATCGTCAAGAAGATCGGATCCGACGGCGGCGCCGTTAAGCCGGACTCGATCAAGCTCGAGATGTTCGACGCGACGGCCAAGGGCAGCGACAACAGCAAGTCGCACGGCGGGCTGATCACGCACTGCAACGCAGAGATGGCGAAGCTGATCGCCGGCGCGACGCTCACGAATGACAATGCGGGCAGCGGCGGCGCGAGCTACGCGCTCGGCGAGGTTCACGCATCCGTGCGTTGGGACAACGTCACGTTCGATGCCGCACAGGTGCAGGAGGGCATGCGCACGCAGCTCTTCGCAGCGTTCATGAAGTTCAACAACCTGGTCGGTCCTCCGCCGCACATCGAGATCCAAGTCGTTCGCGATCTGTCGCCGCAGACGATCGTCGAGATGGGCGTTCGCATGGTGAATCAGCTCGGCGTCGACGTCTCGAAGAGCCAGCTGCGCCAGGTCACCGGCTTCCGCGAGCCGTCGGGCCCCGACGACGTGTGCGACGGCCTCCAGGTCGACAACTTCCCCGCAGCCGGCGGAGGCATCCCGTCGTGAAGACGCGAAAGCTACGCGAGGAGCTCGCGAAGCTCGCGGCGCGTCCGGCCGAGCTCGCGAAGGTGCTGCCCTCGGCGTGCACGCTCTCGCACGTCGCGCCGGTGCTCGCGATCCGCAGCGGCGGCGCTGCGCTCACGCCGGAGAAGCGCGACGAGCTGCTCGAGCTCGTGATCGCGGGCAAGCACGTCGAGATCGAGATCGACATGCTCGCGTTCGAGCAGGAGGCGGGGAAGCGCAACCGCAACAGCGTCCGCTTCCGGGACGGGATGCTGATGGCGTTCGGTCGCACCGGCGCCGGAAATCCGTTCCTCAAGAACCACAACCGTTGGGAGATGGAAGCGAAGGGCGGATCGATCACCTCGAGCCAGACGTCGAAGCTCGCCGAGGGTCGCTACGCGATCCATCAGACGGCGAAGCTCGTCGCGCCGTGGGCCACCGAGATGGCGCTGCGCGGGCTGCTCGACGCGGTCTCGATCCACTGGGCGCCGACGGGACCGGTCCTGTGCTCGGCCTGCGACGCACCGATCTTCACGCAGTGCTGGCACTTCCCCGGTGACCGACTCTCCGAGCAAGACGCCGGCAAACAGGGGAAGCGCCTGGTGCGCGACCCCAAGGGCGAGCTCGTCGTCGAGTGGATCTACACCGAGGCCGAGCTGCGAGAGACGTCCGCGATTCCGATCGGCGGCGTACCGACCGCGCAGGTCAAGGACGTCCGCGCCGCACTCGCTGAACACGTTCCCGCACTGGCGGCCGAGCTGGCCGCCGGCGGCAATTTCGACCTGGACCTGCTCCAGGAGGAGACACACGCGATGGATCCGAAGCTGCTTGCCCTCCTGGGCCTCTCCGAGAACGCCACGGCCGACGAGGTGCTCGCTGCCGTGGAGAAGCGAAACAAGGATGCGCTGGCTGACAAGGCCGCGAATGCGATCCTTCAGAGCGAGCTCTCGGCCTTCAAGAAGGAGCTCGAGGTCCTCGGTCTCGACAAGCGGAAGCGCGACGAGGATGCGTTCGTCACGGACGCGCTCTCGACGGGCCGCATCGCGAAGGGCGACGAGGAGCACTGGCGAGCGCTGTTCGCCGCCGATCAGAAGCGCGCGACCGAGCTGATGACGAAGCGCGAGCCCGGATCCGCGACGCCCGTCGGCCAGTCGCGCCAGTCGGGCACCGATCCGGATCGCGCGATCCTGATCACCGGCGGGGCGCGCGTGCAGCCCACGCTCGCGCAGCGTCGCGACCACGCGATCGCGCAGCTGAAGGCGAACCCGCAGGCCGCTGCGTGGGCCTGCGTCATGGGGCTCGATCCGAAGGGTCGCTTCGAAGTGCCGACGCACCTCGGCGCGACGACGATCTCGAACGACGCCGAGCTCGAGCCGGCACGCATCGGTTTCCAGGCGGCGTTCCTCGAGACCGTCGCCGGCGAGCCCGACCCGTCGATGATGCTCGCGACGGAGACGACCTCGAACAAGCGCGAGGAGAACTACGGCTGGGTCGGCGAGCTACCCGGCATGCAGGAGTGGAAAACGGATCGCATGCTGAAGGTCCTCGAGGCCTACAGCCTGGCGATCCGCAACAAGAAGTGGGAAGCGTCGCTCCGCCTCAAGAACGACGACATCGCCGACGACAACCTCGGCCTGCTTCCGCCGCTGATCTCTGACATGGCGGCGAATGCGCGCCTGCACCCGGGCATCCTCGTCGCGCGCCTCCTCCTCAACGGCTTCGCCGGCACGGCGTACCCCGATCTCGGCGATGGCCTCGCGTTCGACGGCGAGTTCTTCTTCTCCGCCGATCACGCGACGGGCAGTAACGTGCTGGCGGTCGCGTTCTCAGCGGCGAACCTCGACACCGCCTCGCAGCTGCTGCGCAAGCAGAAGCGTTTCGACGCCGATGCGAAGGAGGGCAGCCTCTATGCAAAGGGGACGCACCTCTTCGTCGGCGTCGCGGACGAGCTGCTCGCGGAGAAGGTCCTGACGCAGGAGATGCTCGCCGGCGGCGAGAGCAACACCAACCGCGGCAAGTACACGCTCGTCGTCACGCCGGAGTTCTCGGACGGCGAGTGGGCGCTCGCCGATCTCCGGGGCGCCGTCCGCCCGTTCATCTTCCAGACCCGCGAGGCGATCTCGACGTCGACGGTCGGCGGCCGCGGCAATAGCGACACCGTCGGCTTCATGTACGACGAGGTCTGGATGGGCGCGAAGGCCCGGTACAACGCCGGCTACTTCGACTTCCGCCGCATCGTGGGGAGCAAGCCGTGATTCGCCTCGCGAGCGTCGCCGCGCGCTTCAAGCACGGCGGCAAGTCCGGCTTCGATCTCAACCGTACGTGGGTCGAGTTCAAATCGCTCACGTCGGCGCAGGTCAAGATCCTTCGCGATCGTCACGGCCGATGGATCCGCATCCATCCCGACGATCGCGAGGAGCTCGCGAAGTTCGGGCTTCGGTTCGTCGGCGGTCAAGAGCCCCTCGAGCCGGTCACCGAGGCCGAGCTGAAGGCGAAGGCGAAGGCCGACGCGGACGCGAAGGCGAAGGCGAAGGCGGAAGCCGACGCAAAGGCAAAGGCCGACGCAGACGCGGCGAAGGCGAAGGCCGACGCGGACGCGAAGAACACCACGACCACCGTCACCCCCAACGCGAAGGCTGACAAGGCCGACGAGAAGAAGAGCTGATCATGGCCGCTCTCACGAAGGATCGACGTACCGCAATCAAGGCGCAGGGAACGCACCGGCACCACCGCAACAAGCTCGCGGCGGTGAAGTGCTTCAAGGGCGGCATCGCCGCGAAGAACGCCGCCGGCTTCCTCACGCCGGCGACGGACACCGCCGGCCTCAAGGTCGTCGGGATCTTCGAGGAGACCGTCGACAACAGCGAAGGCGCGGCCGGCGATCTCGAGGCCTCGTACATCACGGGCGTCGAGGTCGAGCTCGAGAACGCCGGCGGCGCCGTCGTCCAGGCGACGCTCAAGGCGTACGTCGCCGACGATCAGTCGGTCACGACCGCGGCCGTCGCCGCGAACGACGTCTTCGTCGGCGCCGTCACCGAGCGCACCGCCACGAAGGTGACCGTGATCATCGACGAGGCCGTGAACCTCGGCCTCTAGCCACGAGCTGACGAGCCAAGCCCATGTCCTACGCAACCGACGCAGAGATCGAGCTCGCCGCTGGCGGCGAAGATCGACTCGTCGCGCTCGCGGACTGGGATGGCGACCAGGTCGTCGATGCGGAGGTGATCGCTCGCGCGAAGGCGGCCGCGGATGGCCTCATCGACGGCTATCTGCGGCTGAAGCTCGGACCCGACGATCTCGCGCGTGTTCGCGCGACGCCGACGCCGACGCTCTCGTCGATCGCCGCGGCCGAGGCGGTCTACTGGATGAAGTCGTCGCGGAACATGGCCGGGCCCGACGACGTCGAGCAGCGCAAGGAGCGCGAGCGCCAGCTCAAGCTCATGAACGCGGGCTCGTTCCGCGTCGACGACGCACCCAAGGCGCAGCGCGCTGCGTTCATCGAGAACGATGGCGAGGTCACGAAGAAGAACACGCGGGGGATGTGGTGATCGAGCTGCAGCTCGATAGCCGGCAGGCGGAGCGCGCGATCGCGAACGGGCTGCGCAAGCTCGACAAGATCGGCCGCGACGTGCGCCCGATCCTGCGCGGCCTCCGCGGCCTGGTCGTCGCCGACCAACGCGATCACCGCCGCAAGCAGGAAGGCCCGGACGGCAAGTGGCCGAAGCGCGCAGCGTCGACGATCGCGCGCTACAAGCAGATGCGAAAGGCCGGGCGCAAGCCTCCGCGCGGTTTGCTCGGTCGTCTGCCGGCGGCGTTTCGCGTTCGGTACGAGCGCGCGACGCTCGTGCTCGAGTCGATCGTGAAGTGGTCGCTCGCGCATCAGAAGGGACTCGGTGTTCCCGAGCGCGAGTACTACTGGGTCTCGCGGCAACTGCTTCGCAACATCCGCAACGCGGTCACGCACGAGCTCGCGAAGGCGGCGCCATGAGCCGGCACACGCCTTTCGACGGTGGCTCGGTGACCCCGTACCGCACGGCTGTGCGCAACGCGGTGGTCGAGCTCCTCTCGCCGTTGCTACGAGCGAACGGCGCCTTCCTCACGGCGATCGTCAAGCTGCCCGACCGCCTGCAGCGCTTCGACACCGAGGCGAAGGCGCAACTCTTCGCGCAGCTGCTCGGCCGCGCGCCGGCGATGGGCGTCGTGACCGGCGACCGCATCTCGCAGCCGCACGGCATCGGCGGCTACAAGCAACTCTCCTTCCTCGACGTCCACCTCTACTTCGTCCACAACTCGATGCGTTCGCTGATGGCGCGTGTCGAGCCCGACATCGTGTCCGCCGGCGACAACGTGCTCGAGGGCGATCCGACCGCGGATCCGGGCGTCGACATCGCCATGCAGTGCGCGGAGGAGCTCCTCGTCGGTCGCCAGCCGGAGCGACCGGCGCCGAATCCGCCCGAGGCGCCGTCGACGCAGCACGGTCCCGGCGTCATCCGCTACCTCGAGCTCAAGCGCGAAGAGGGGCTCGCGTCCGATAACCAACTGACGATCTGGGAACAGACGTACACGGTTGGCGTGTCTCGCTCGATCGATCGGACGCGCGGCGTGCTCGCGCGCGTGCTCGCGATCCAGACGAACGTGCACCCGCCCGCGTTGCCGAGCTCGCCGGCGCGCACGGAGTTCGAGCACACCTTCGAGGAGGCGCCTTGAAAACGGTCCGAGTGAAAGCGGCCGCCGGCCGCAGAGTCCCGATCCACGCATCGGTCGCACGCGGCATCGGCGGCGCGCAGCTCTTCGTCGAAGGCGACGACGAGATCGATCTGCCCGACGTCGGCTTCGTACGCCGGCGCATCGCCGTCGGCGACCTCGAGCTCGTCGCGCCCGTTCCCAGTCCCAGCAAGCCCTCGGCGCCGATCGCGACGCCGGCGAAGGAGACCCCATGATCGAGACCGGAGTTCCCTCCTCCCTCGCGCGCCCGCAGACCTTCCACCGCTTCACGTATCTCCGAGGCGGGGCCGGGCTGCAGCCGCTCGCTCAGAAGATCGCGATCGTCGGCGCGATGGGCGCCGGCGGCCAGGGCGTCGCCGGCACGCTCTACGACATCTTCAGCGCCGAGCAGGCGGATCGGCTGTTCGTCGCCGGTTCCGAAGCCGCGCTGATGGTGCGCACCGCGTACCAGATGCACCGGCTCGCCGGCAAAGGTCCGCGCATCGTCGCGATCGGCTGCACGCCTCCTGCGGGCGGCGCCGCCGCAACGTACACGGCGACAGTCACCGGCCCCGCCGACGAGTCGGGCAACGTCGTGATGCGCGTCGCCGGACGACGCTACAAGATCGGCGTCTCGGCCGAGGACACCGCGACCGACGTCGCCGCCGCGATCGTCGAGATGATCACGCGGAACGCCGCCGAGCTCCCCGTGACGGCCGCGAACGTCGCCGGCGTCGTCACGTTCACGTACAACCACAAAGGCACGAACGGCAACGACGTGGCGATCGAGGTCGAGGATCTCCCCGCGGGCATCGCGATCGTCGTCGCGGATGGTGTCGCCGGCGCCGGCGCGCTCGACATCTCGGCCGCGTACACCGAGCTCGAGGGCGTCGAGGTCGACGGCATCGCGATCAGCACCCACAGTTCCGACGACGTCGAGGACCTCCTCGAGCACGTCGTCGCGATGTGGGGCATCGCAGAGAAGCGCTGGCGCTGGGGCTTCATCGGCGAGACCGGCACGCTCGGTACGGCCTCCGCGCTCGCCGCGGCCGCCAACGACCGCGCGATCGTCATCGGGTCGGTCGAAGGCTCGCCGAGCTTGCCGTGCGAAGTCGCGACCGCGCTCGCGGTCGGGATGGGCTCGCGCGAACGCGCGAACGCGCTCTTCAACAAGATGCCGGTGCCGATCTATCCGCCGCGTCGCGGCTACAGCGGCGCCGAGGTCGAAGCCGGCATCGCCGCGGGCCTCACGATCCTCACGCCGATCGAGCGCGGGCGAGTCGTCGTCGGCAACCAGTGCAAGGTCGAGCGCATGGTCACGACCAAGACGACGGAAGGCGCCGAGCCGTTCCTCGTCTGCCGCGACCTCGCGGTTCCGCGGACCGGCGCGTACCTCGCGCGCCAGCTCGACATCCGCTACGAGGAGCGCTTCGGGGCGAGCGCGCTGCCCGACGGCATCGTCGTCGACGGCACGGTCGAGGACCGCATCGGCGACCTCGTCGCGGCAACGTGGGATGCGGCCGAACGCGCGCGCCTCATCACCAACGTCGCGGCTGACCTCGCCGAGCTCGAGGTCGAAGAGGACGAAGAGGTCTCCGGTCGCTTCAACGTCCACACGGCGCAGACCGTCGTCATCGGGCCGCACCAGGTGGCCTACGACCACCACGTGAAGATCGGCGGAGGTGCTGAATGAGCGAACCCAACAGCCGGCGACTGCTTTTCATCGACTACTCGGGCGGCAACTTCCTGCTCGAGAGCGTCAAGACCTTCGACATCGACGACGACAAGGACGTCGAAGTCCAGACGGTCGCCACGAAGCGCGACGGCGCCGGCTTCAAGGACAAGCCCGGCGGTGGCTCGCTGTCGCTCGAGGTCCTGCGCTGGTCGCCGAACCTCGAGGTCGATTGGGAGCTCCTCAAGCAGTCGCGAGAGAAGTTCACGCTCACCACGCAGGACGAGGACGGCGGCGTGCGCGAGCAGTTCCAGGTCTGCCGCGTCGCCAACGTCAAGGGCAAGGTCGACGACCAGGGCTCGAACATGGACACGGTGAAGATCGTGTTCCTCCGCGGACCCGTTCGCCTGCCGCGCCGCGCGGCGTGATCGAGAGCTGACCGATGGCGCTCAAGAAACAGAACGGCACGGCGTCGGCGCCGCCGCAGTCGCGCGTCGCGGCCGTGCTCGGGATCCGGGCGCGCGGCGAGCTCGTCGAGCTGCCCGAGCTCGGCCCCGCCTGGATCGCGATCGCCTCGCACGCGATCGGCGCCGAGGTCGAGGCCGAGGTCGAGCGGATCATGTCCGAGCGCAAGATCCCGCTGACCGGCTTCACCGTCGGCGTCTGGGAATCGGAGCGCGCGGTGCAAACGCTCGCGCGTTGCGTACGCGAGGCCGGCGACCACGCGACACCGCTCGGTTCACCGAGCGAGTGGGCCGATTTCGATCCGGTCGCCATCGGCAAGTGCTGGACGGTCTACGGCGACGTCGTGGATCGCCTCGCGCCGCTCGATACCGAGCTGCCCGAGGCCGCGCGCGCCGAGATCATCTCCGCCCTCTCAAAAAAAAACGCGACCGCGTTGCGCGCGTTTGGTGTGAACACGCTGTCGCTCTTTCTGCTTTCTATGGAGTCCCCGCCTGCGAGCTCACCACCACCGACGTCATCCGGTGGGGAGTCCTCGCCGGCGAGCTGATCGAAGAAGAGACACAGGCCGCACCCGAGCGAGGCCGCCGGTACACCAACCCCGCCTTTCGCACGACGCCGCCACCGAGGAGGACTGAAGCCAAGGACGTCGTCCGCACGGGGTAGGCATGAGCAACAACGCGGTCGCCACAATCGAGATCGGAGCCACGACGACGCGCCTGCAGCGGGCGCTCGTCAACGCGAAGTACGCCTTCCACACGTTCACGGCGCACGCGGCGCGTCGGCTGCGCGATCTGAAGTTCGGCAAGTCGTCGTTCGGCGACATCGGCAAGACGGCGATCGGCACGTTCGCAGGCAACATGCTCTCGCGTGGCCTGGCGATGTTCGGGGACGCGGCGCGCGACACGTTCGAGCTCGAGCGCGCGCTCGTGCGCTATCAGATCGCGACCGGCGCGGCGGCCTCGAGCACGGCCGCCCTCCGCCAGCAGGTGCGATCGATCTCGCGCGACACCGCGATCGCGAGCGACCAGGTGCTCGCCGGCTCGCAGCAATACGTCGCGCTCACCGGCGATGCCGCCGGCGCCGCCGCGGCGATGAGCTCGTTCGCGCGGGTCGCGCAGGCCTCGGGGGCGAGCGTCGCCGACGTCGCCAACGCGACCGCGTCGATGAAGACGTCGATGGGACTCGAGGCCAACGATATCGAGGCCGCGTTCTCGGCGATGATCATCCAGGGCAAGGAAGGCGCGGTCGAGATCAAGGACCTCGCCGGCGAGCTCGCGAACCTCGCACCCCAGTTCGCGCAGTTCCGCGGCGCGAGGGGTCTCGGCGGGATTCGCGAGATGGGGGCCGCGCTGCAGGTGGTGATGAAGGGCGCCGGCTCGGCGAGCGAGGCCGCAACCCAGCTCACGTCGCTAATGGGCGCGCTCGCTGATCCCGAGACGATCCGCAAGCTCGGCAAGGTGAAGATCAACATCTTCGACAAGGATCCCCAGACCGGCCTCGTCACGATGCGCAGCGCGAGCGACATCTTCGAGGACATCGCGAAGAACCAGAAGCTCTCCGACCCGCGCATCGTCGCCGCGATCTTCGGCCGCAAGGAAGCCCAGCAAGCGATCCGATCGATCCGCACGCATATCGGGCTCTACAGCGATCTCCGCGAGTCGGCGAAGGACACCGGCGCCGTGCAGCGAGATCTCAACACGTACCTGCAGAGCGACGCCGGCAAGATCGAGGCGGCGTTTAACAACGCCAAGATCGCGGTCGCCGAGGTCTTCACGCCCGAGCGGATCGAAAAGTTCGCGAAGGCGCTCGGCTCGGCGGTCGACATGCTGGCGAAGATCGTCGGCTACGTCGAACGGGTCGGGCAGTTCGTCGACAACGTCGTCAACGACGCCGAGAACCGTGGCGCCAAGCAAGTCGACGACATCATCGCGGAGTCGCGCCGGGAAGCGAAGAGGAAGGGGCCCGAGGAGCTCAAACGCACCGCCGATGCACTGATTCAGGAGGCTGCGCGCATCGAGACCGAAGGCGCCGGCGAAGGCGCGGCCGGGCGAGTGCGGTCGGGCTTCGCCGAACGAGCTCGCGAGCAGGGCTTCAAGCTTCGCCAGGAAGCGGAGCAGGCGATCCTGGAGAAGAACGATCCATGGAACAAGGCGAAGGCCGAGCTCGCGCCCGAGCTGGTCGACTCGAGCAAGCCCCAGCTGCAGCGCGCGGCCGCGAACATGATCGCCGGTCGCCTCGAGATGGCGATCCGCGACGCGTTCGCGGATATGAAGATCGAGTTCGGTAAGAAGGAGGTCGTCACCTCCTACAAGAACAGCGGCCAGCACAGCCGAGGGCCCGCGCGATGATCGACGAGTTCCTCGACGCGCAGTTCGGGCCGATTCGCATGTGGGCTTCGCGGATCTCGACGGTGAACGGTCGCCGCCTCGTCACGCACAGCCCGAGCAGCGGCGACGAGCACGCGGTGCAGAACCGCGGCCTCGAGCAGCGTGTCGTTTCTTGCTCGCTGCTCTTCGACGATATGCCGGAGGAGACGGACTCGCCGCGCACGCGCTTCAACGCCCTCCTCGCGCTGCATCTCGCCGGCGAGCCGCAGATCTTCCGACACCCGCTGCTCGGTTCGTACCGCGCGACGATCGGTCGCTTCGATCACGACCTCGAGTCGGCGATCATCTCAGCCGACGTCGAGATCGTTCCCGTCGGTCCGCTCCCCGAGCTCGTCACGGCGGCCGCGGGCGCGTCGGCGCCGATCGGCGAGGAGGCGGTGTCATTCGCCGCCGACCAGGTCGACGACGAGCTCGCCGCGGTGGGGCTGTCGACGCCGGTCACCGAGGAGGCGCGCGTCGCCGCGGCCGCATGGCAGGAGCCCGACGTCGGCGCGCGTCGCGTGCTCGTCGACGTCGGCCTCGTCTCCGAGCTAATCGGCACCGAGATCGTCCGCCTGAGGCTCTCGCGCAGTCTGGCGTTGTGGCCCGCGCAGCGCGCGATGCTCGTGCTCGGCGAGACCTTCGCGGCCGCGGCGCGCAGCGCAACCGCCGATGTGTCGCGTCTGATGATCGTTCGCACGGGTCGACCGATCGCGCTCAACATGTTGCTCGCGAACATCTACGGCGCGCGCGAGGTCCGGCGGCGCCGCCTCCAGGCGCTCGACCTCAACGACATCCCGGTGCCCGGGTGGATCCCCGCCGGCACCGAGCTCCGGCTTCCCCAGCCCGATCCCGTTCGGAGGGCCGGCGCATGAACCACAAGATCTCCGTCGTCGTGAACGCGCGCGAGGTCCTCGACTTCACCGAGTACGCGATCGAGACGAGCCTCGTCCAGCCCGCCGACACCTTCAACCTCACGCGCGCATTCGACCGCGATGCGTGGGAGGCGTGCCGTCGCGACGCGCGCGTGAAGGTGTTGATCGACGGACAGCCAAGGATCGACGGCTTCATCGACGCACGCACGAAGGGCGGCAAGTCCGGCGCGATGACGATCATGGGCCGCGATCGCGCGGGTCGGATGGTCGACGAGTCGGCGCCGCGCTCGGTGTTCGGCGGCACGACGCTCCTCGGCGTGATCGAGGCACTCGCGAAGCCTTGGTTCGATCGCGTCTCGCTATCGGGCGCCCGGAATCGCAAGGTAACGACCGGGCGCGGGTCGAAGGTCGCCGGCGCCGACGAGGCCCTCTCGCTCCGCCGCGGCGGCCGCGCCAAGGCGAAGGCTCGCGATCCTATCCAGGCGCTCTTCGCCAAGCCGACGAAGTCGAGCCGCATCGACGCCGGTCGATCGCGCTGGGACGTCCTCGAGGAGACCATCTCGCGCGCCGGCCTGTGCGCGTGGAGCTCGGCGGACGGCAAAGAGCTGATCGTCGGCAAGCCAGACCAAACGCAGCCGGCGACATTCACCTTCCGCCACGCCGCGGCGGGTCGGCAGGGCAACGTCGACGAGCTCGACTACGAGGAGAGCAACGACCAGCGGTACTCGATGATCGCGTGCGTCGGCTCGGGACTGAAGAGCCCGGCAGACTTCGGGGCCGCCGGCTCGCGCTCTGGCGTCGTCTACGATCACGATGCCGGCCCGCGCCGCGGCTCGTCACCATTCGACTCGTTCACCGGCCCGGCGCAGCGCGACGGTACCGGCCGCGACTTTCAGTACCGCAAGTGGCTCGTGCTCGCCGACGAAAGCGCACGCGACAACGACGAGGCCAAGCGTCTCGCGCAGCGCGAGCAGGCGCGGCGCGACTTCCGGCGGACGCACATCACGATCACCGCCGAGGGTCACGGCCAGGACCTCGGCGCCGGCGTGCCGACGCTCTTCGCAATCGAAACGATGGCGCGCGTGATCGATGAAGAGATCGATCTCGATGATGACTTCCTGATCTACGCCGCGAGCTTCCGCGGCGATCGCGAGTCGGGCGCGACGACCACGCTCGAGATGGTTCCTCGAGGCACGGAGGTCGTGCTTTGAGCCGCAACACGAAGGAGGACTTCGCGCGCGAGCGGTCGCCGCGCGAGCGTCGCAGCCGCGGACTCACCCGGCGCATGCGTATCCGCTCGAGCGCGGGCGCGCAGTGGCAGGTCACCGGCTACACGTTCCTCGGCCAGACCGAAACCGACAAGGTCGAGCCGTTCTCGGGCGTCGGCTTCTACGCGCGGCCGCGGGCGAGCTCGCGCGCGGAGGCGGTCGTCATCACCATCGGCGAGGCCCAGCACTCAGTGATCGTCGCGACGCGCGACGAGGACCTGCGCCGGCTGTGGAAGGCCGAGCTGGACGCCGGCGAGGACGTCGCGGCGATGTTCAACAGCGCGACGATCGTACTCTGCAAGTCTGATGGCACCGTCGAGATCCGCAGCCGCGGCGGCGAGGCGAAGCGGTTGCTTACGGTCGATGACGGCGAGGCGCTGAAGAGCGCGATCAACGGCGCCGCAACAACAGGTGGCGACGGCGGCGCGGCGTTCAAGGCGGCACTCCTCGCGGCGCTCGCCGCGTGGCCAACGGGCACGCTGGTGCTGAAGGGCGAATGAACGATGGCGGTCGATCAAGACGCAACCAGCGGCAAGTACCTGCCCTCGAGCGCGGCGCAGTGGACCGAGATGCTCTCGAGCCTCGGACTTCCGAATCCGTCGAACCTCTATCTCCTGCAAGAGGCCGCCGGTGCGGCCGCGGATTCGATTGGCGGCAAGAACCTCGCAGGGAGCGGAACGCGCGCCTACCAGCAAGCGGTCGCCGGGTGGACTCGCAAGAGCATCAAGACCACGGCGAACACGGCGGGCAGCCTCACCAACGCGACCTTCGGCAACGTCAATGCGAACAGCTACACCGTGCTCGTCCTCGCGCGGGTCGATGCTGCGCTCGGCGCTGGCTCCGACCCGCGCACGCTCTTCAAGCTCGGTGACACGTTCGGTGACGACGCGTGTGTCGAGATTAGTCGCACGCCTCGCGTGCTGATCGGCGAGGGCGATGGGACGCGCTCGGCTGGCGCCACCGATCCGACCGGCGCGGTCCGCCGCTACTGGCTACGGATCGACGACACGGCCAACACCGTCGATGGATTCCAGGGCGCGACGAAGATCGTCGGCGGCGCACAGGCATGCAACGGCGTGACGCTTCGGATCGGCGGCAACAACTCCGACACGTGGATGCCTGCGACGACCGACTATATGTACGTCGCGATCTGGAGCTCGGCGCTCAGTGACGCATCGATCATCGCCATCGACGGGCTGATCGACACCGGGCCTCCGCTCTACACGGTCGCCGGCACCGTGACGATCGCGGGCGCACCGGCCGACGATGGCGAGGACGTCGAGCTCTTCGCCGACAACGGCGATGGCACGTGGGACCTCGTCGACACGGTGCAGATCACCGGCGGCGCCGGCGCCTTCAGCGCGATGGTGCTCGACAACACGCGCGACTACTTCGCGAAGTACGACGACGGCGCTAACCGCGGCGTGAGCGCGATCGGCACGCCCGACGTGGACGACTTCGACGTCACGATCTTCACGAGCTCGGGCGCACCGGACGTCGCGTCGCCGACTATCACCGTCATCTCGCCGACGCCGGGCGCCGATCCTGGCGATCCAGGCGGCTTCCCGGCGGAGTACGCCGAGGCCAAGGACACGCCGATCGTCCTCGAGCTGCAGGACGCCGGCGGCGCGATCGCCTACGTGGCGGTGTTCGCACGCTTCGGTGGCGCCGCGGAGCGCGTGCCGATCTTCCGCCGCGGTGCTTTCGAGCCCGGCTACTCGCTGCACTCGAGCATCGAGGAGATCGACGAGGAGACGGTTCGCCTTCACGTGCGAGCCGACAACGGCTGGCACTCGACGTCGATCGCGTTCGACGTCGACGTCATCGATACCGGAGGCAACGTCACGTGAGCTCGTTCACCTGGACCCTGCCAAGCCCGAGCGCGCCAGCGCCTGGAACGCCAGCGAGCGTCTCTGTCGTGACGCCGCCGGGTGCGCTCTTCGGGCTACTCGACCAGGAGCTCGACCCCGCGACGCTCGACTACATCGACACCGCCGACGGTGCGTGGGCGGAGACCGAGAGCTCGCGCACGGCCGTGATGCTGCAGCTCGACATCCGCTACGGCGAGTGGTGGGTCGACCCGGAAGCTGGGTCGCGCATCCCGGCGATGCTCGAGTCGGGCGATCCGGTCCTGCCCGAGGAGCTCGTCGACGAGACTCGTCGCGCGCTGCAGCTGCTCGTCGACGACGGCATCATCGCGGACCTCGACGTCGCGCTCGGCGAGTACGACGCCGAGCAGAGCCGCGTCGCGATCGCGATCGCGTACACCGATCGGTCGAGCGGCCATGCCGTCGACCTCGTCTACATCCCTTCGTGAGGCACCATGGCGTACCGAGTTCCCAACCAGGACGAATCTGAAGAGCTGCTCGTCGCGGCGTACCGCGCGCTGTTCCGCGGGTCGAACGTCGGAGCGAAGCGCAGCTACCACCGCCGGCGCGCGCAATGGCTCGCGGCCGCGCTCACTGAGATTCACGCGCACGAGATGAGCGCCGGCGAAGACTTCATGCCGGACACCGCGACCGGAAGCTTCGCCGAGCGCTGGGGGCGTGCATTCGGGACCACGAAGAAGACCGCATCGCCGGCACGGCGTGAAGACGCGCTCCTCGTGCGCGGCGACGAGGGTACCGAGGTCACGTCCGGCCTGACGCTCGTCCACGAAGCGACCGGCCTGCGCTTCAAGATCGACAGCAACGCCACGATCCCCGAAGCCGGCGAGGTCCTCGTCGACGTCGTCGCAATCGACACGGGATCGCGTACGCGACTCACCGCCGACGAGATCCTGCTGATCGAGGAAGTGCCCGACGGGCTCGAGGCCGATTGCGAGCTGCAGCTCGACCTCGACGTCGACGGCGAGGACGAGGAGCTCGAGAGCGCGTTCAAGCGGCGATACCTCGATGTCGCCGGCGAGGCCTCCGCCGGTGGCAACAACGCCGATCACAAGCGTTGGATGGAGGAGCTCGCCGGCGTCGACGTCGGCTACCCCTACGCGAACCGCGCCGGCCGCGGCACGGTCGACGTCGTCGCGCTCCGCATCGGCCGCGATCGCGCGCTCTCGGAGTCGGAGCGCGCAGCGGTTCTCGCGGCGCTGCAGCTCCTCGAGCCCTCGCAGGTCGGCGCCGATGGAGGATCGCTCCGGGTGCTCGTGGTCGTCGAGGATCCGCAGGACATCGAGCTCGCGGTGCGTCCCACCGGCGATCCGGCGTGGGCGATGGACTGGATCGACCAGACGCCCCTCGTCGTCGATGACTGGGATCCCGACACCAACACGTTGACCTTCACGACCGACCGTCCGGGATCCTTGTCGGCCGGTCATCGCTGTTGCATCCACGGTGTCGCGAGCGACCAGGACGGCGCCGTGCTCCGCGTCGACTCGCTCATCAGCACGAATGCGGTGAAGCTGGAGGCCGCGCCCGTCGACGCACCGGCTGCCGGCGACATCGTCTACGCCGCGGGCCCGCTGACGTCGATCATCCGCGACGCGATCATCGCGCACCTGCGCGGCGACATCGTCTACGGCGACGACGACGGACCCATCCCGGGCGCGGTCGCCGAGGAGCAGCGCGCGAGCGGAACCGTCGATCTCAAGCCGCTCGCCGATCCGATCGGCCCGGCGAACCCCAACGGCAGGTACGGCACGTGGTCCGGCGGCATCGTGCGCGGCGTGATCGAGGAGTTCGCGATCTACTGCCGCGGCGTGCGTAGCGCGGACTGCATCGTGCCTGCCACCGACTACGAGGCCCAGGACTTCGCGTTCCCCGATGACGCGCAGATTGGCCTCGTCGTTCCCGGCGAGGTCCTCGTGCGGAGGGCTTGGTAGTGTCGCCGGCGACGCCTCTCGAGGCGACATCGGCGAGCGGCGCGGTCGGCACGCCGATCGCGATCCAGACGCCTCGTCGCGCGCGCCAAGGTCAGCACCTCTTGCTCGTGCTCGTCTGGCCCGACGAATTGGTGCGGGGCGCGACCGTGCTCAGCGCTGCCCCCGATCCGGACTCACTCGCCGGATGGACCGAGCTCGCGCGCACGAGCGAAGGTGCATGGGGGACGATCGCGCTCTTCAAGCGCGCGGTTGAAGCTGACGAGCCACCGTCGTACGAGTTCACGTTCTTCGGCGGCGAGAATGCTCCGGTCGCGGCCGCGCTCGTGCTCGCCACCGGCATCGGCGAAGTCGCGAACGATGTCGAGTCGACCGCGCTCGACTCCGATGCAGGGCCGCTCTTGATCACCGCGCCGAGCGCGATCGCCGACGCCTACTCCGATGTCTGCCTGCGCGCGATCGCGGTCGCCGGCGAGCTGCCCGGCGAGCTCGAGACCGCCCTCCTCGCGGCCGAGCTCGCGGCCGAAGACATGTCGCTCGCGATCTACTGGCAGCTTCCCGAGGTCGCCGGCGCAACCGGCACGATGGAGATCGCCGTGGCGGGCGCGGTGGACGAGACGATCGCGGCGACGTTCACCGTGCAGGCGCAACCCGCCGCGGTCGCGCCGCAGTGGGACGACGAGATCGCGATCGGCTTGCCGACGGTGGGGGTCTGACCATGGTGATGCTGCGTTTCGACGAGCCGAAGAACGAGGTCCTGCCGAGCGACGTCGACGGCGACCTCGAGGACCTGCACGCACCACAAGGCGCAACTCTGCCCGACGTCGTCAACGGCATCGTCGGGTACGCGCGCGAGTTCGCCGCGATCGATCTCACCGCGCTCGCTGCGCAGGATCAGTCGGAGGGCGATTCGCTCTTCACGCGCACTGTTTCGATCCAGGCGATCCTTCGCTGGGACATCGACGACCAGGCGGCGTCGGGACAGCGCGGCGTGATCATCTGTCGAGGTGTCGGCGGATCGAGCAGCGAACGTGTCGCGTACGGGCTCGAGCTGCGCGTCGTCAACGCGGCCGCGCGGATCGGCGAGGTGCGCTTCTTCTGGGAAAACCTCGCCGGCGACCTCTTCACGGCGGTCGGCGGCCACTTTCGGATGACGCGTGCTCGAGAGACGCTGATGCTCACGGCCGTTCGACGGTGGAGCTCGCAGCGCGACGTCGTCGTGCGCTACTACCTCGGCGATCAGCTGCTGAACGAAGCGATCGCCAACGATGGCGAGATCGGCGGCGGCACGAGCGGGACCACATCGATCGGCGCGCGCGGAGACGGTGTCACCGCGCCGACTGCCGCGACGCTCGACACGACCACGATGGCCGTGCCGAGGAACGTCGGCGTCTGGACTGCAGAGGTCACGTGGGGCACCGACGGCACTGTCGGCAACGGCAAGAAGCTGCACCTCGCGATCGGCGCATTCGCCGGCGATCCGGGCGGCGCGCTCGTCGAGGTCCGCGACGACGAACGCTGGGATGTCGGAGGCGGAGCGTGGGTAGCCGAGGCTGGAACTGTCGGCGTGGCGGCTGATCGTGACATCGGTAGCGACATCACGACCGGCGACATCGAGACAGCGATCAACGCGACGTCGCTGCTCTGCGAGGTCACGACGATCGATCCCACGGCCGAGGACATCATCGGCGACGGAGAGTGGGAGGGGACGTTCACCGGCGGCCTCGACAGCGCACCCGACTACGACCAC